GCTCGCGAGTGCCTGCCGTCGGAGTGGTACGCGGTGCTGCTCGCGCGGCTCGCTGGCGATGACAAGGCCGACGACGACGAGGCCGACGTCGAGGCGCACTGATGACGGTGCGCGAGCTCATCCGCGGTCGGCGGCAGCAGCAAGTTTCAACGCGGTTGCGAGCGGCAGCGGCGCAGGAGCTTGAGCGGCTGCGCGCCGAGAAGTCGCCGTCACGCGAAGACCCGCGGCGCAAGCTGAGCCTCGTGGACTATGTGGCTGCGCTGTCTCCGCGATGGGAGCCGCCGCGTCACCTCGCGCCGGTGGCTGCGCTTTTCGAGCGCGCGATGCGTGGCGAGACGGTGCGCGCTTGCGTCAGCGTCCCTGCGCAGTTTGGGAAGACGACGCTCATCCAGCATGGAATCGTGCAGATGCTGTCGCGTCATCCGACGTGGCCGATCGTCTACGCGTCGTATTCCGCGGACTTCGCGCACGACCGCTTGAAGGAGATTCGCGACCTCGCGCGTGAGGCTGGGCTGAGTCTGCGCGATGACACGAGCGCGGCTGGACGCTGGCGGCTTGTCGAGGGCGGTGGCCTACTCGCGACGGGCATCGGCGGGCCATTGACTGGCTACGCGGCGCAGGTCGTCGTCGTGGACGACCCGCACAAGAACCGCGAAGAGGCTGAGAGTCGCCGCGAGCGCGAGAAGATCAGCGACTGGCTCCGAAGCACCGCGCTGACGCGCATCGCTCCGACGGGCAGCTGTCTGGTCGTCCATACCCGCTGGCATCCGGACGACCTCATCGGCAGGCTTGAAGCCGACGGCTGGGAGGTCGTCAATCTCCCCGCGATCACCGACGAGGACGAGTCGCTGTGGCCATCGCAAAGGCCGCGCGAGTTCCTTCGCCAGCGTGAGCGCGAGGTCGGCCCGTATGAATGGGCAGCGCTCTACATGGGCCAACCACGCGCACGCGGCGGTGCCGTGTTCAGCGCGACGCCGACGACGTACGCGACTGCGCCCACCGAGCTCACGCGCGGCATCGGCCTCGACCTCGCGTACAGCGCGAAGACCTCCGCAGACTGGTCGGTGGCTGTCGTGATGGGCAAGGCAGGCAGCGGCGCGGACGCGAAGTACTACGTCCTCGACGTGCTGCGCGCGCAGATGCGTGCGAGCGATTTCGCGCAGCAGCTCGCAGCGCTGCGAGCGCGCTGGCCTCACACCGCGTCGCGCATTTACGCTGGCGGCGCTGACCGAGGCGCGCTCGACTTCCTCGCGCTGCCGCCGCCTCGAGGCGTGGGCTTGCAAGTCGAAGTCAAGACCGCAGTGGGCGACAAATACAGCCGCGCAACACCGCTGGCAGCAGCGTGGAACGCAGGCCGCGTGCTCGTTCGCGAGGGCGCTGCGTGGCTGCCTGACCTCTGCGACGAGGTCGCACGATTCACGGGGCAGGGCGACGCGCACGACGACCAGATCGACGCGCTTGCAGCGGCGTTCGACCTGCTCGCGGAGATGCACGTCGGCAGCGGCGTCGCGAGCACTGGCAGGCGCGTGTCTGCTGACCTGACGACAGACTACGCGCCCCGCGTCGGGCGCAAGAACTATTGGGGTTAGCAATGCCGTCTCGCACGCCACGCACGCAGAAGACCGCGCCGGTCGCTGCCGCTGCGCCTGAGCCGATGGGGCCGGTCACGCGCATCCCCGAGATGGGCCGCGTTATCCGGCCGCAGTCGCTGTCGGCCATCAGCGGGCGCGCGCTACAGCCGGTGTCGCCGGGGCGCATCAGCACGGCGCTACGTGAGCTCGACTTCGGCAACTATGAGTACTGGGCCGACATGGCGACTCAAATGCGCCGTGACCCCGTCGTGCGTCGTGCGTACTCGACGCGCCGCTCGTCGGTGGCTGGCCGCGGGTTCGCGGTGAGGATGGCTGACGACGTCGCGCCTGAGATGCGCGGCGCAGCCGAAGAGTTGGTGCAGCTGACCAAGGAATGGCTGACTAGCATCGAGGCGCGCGAGACGTTCTTGATGAGGGTGCTCGACGCCATCGGCATGGGCATTAGCTGTCACGAGCTGGTGTGGTCGAGACGCGGCGGCGCGTGGATGCCGCAGCCGGTGCCGGTGCAGACGCGCAATCTCCGCTACGCGCAGGACTGGTCACTCGAGGTCCGCGACTTCGACTACCAGTGGTACAACACGATCAACTATCCGGCGAAGTTCCTCGTGCACGTGCCGTGGACGGACCCCGGACGGCCGATGGATCAAGGGGATTTCCTCGCGGCGGTCTTCTATTGGCTCTTCAAGCGCAACGTCTGGACATTCTGGCTCATTGGCGCTGAGCGCTTCGGCAACCCGCTCGTGCTCGCGCAGATGGCCGCATCGTCGGATAGCGCGCAGCGGCAGCGCATCCTCGATGACCTCCAGCAGCTCACGGCCGACAGCGTCGGTGTCACGAGCGGCACGTCGGATATCAAGATCATCGACCCCGCGGGCGCAGGCTCGACGGGCGTCTGGAAGGAGCTTCGCGCGTCGCTGAACGAAGAGCTGTTCCTCGCGCTCGGCGTGTCGCCCGACCTCTACCTCAGCGGCGCAAACGGCTCGCGCTCTTCGACTGAGACGCGCGACGGCGTGCGGCTCGAGAACAGCAAGCTCGACTCGACGCTGATGTGGGGCTCGATCACACGCGACGTTGTGCGCTGGTTGGCGTACTACAACCTGCGCCGCGCCGATATCCCGCTGCCCGTCATTGAAACCCTGTTCGACGATTCGCTGCCGATCACGCGCGACGCGATCGACACCGGCAGCGTGCGCGTCAACGAAATCCGCGCCTCGCTGGGCTTGCCCGCGTGGAGCGTCGAGGACGGCGGCGAGGAGGTCGCGAAGATCGAAATTGCGCCGATGGCTCCCGCCTCGCCGCTGCCCTTTGAAGCCGCGCCGCCAGTCGAGACGGGCTCGCCATCGATCGAGGCCGTGACGCCTGCTGACACGCTCGGAGGTGCGTCCACGGCCTCCCCTTTCCAGACATCAGCGGGCTCGGCGCATGGGATGCCAGCGCTATCGATGACGTCGGCGACTTCGCGGACGTCCTCGCTCTCAGCGACCCCGCGGACAAGGCGCGCGTACAGGCAGTAATCGGGCGACCGTACGTCGTCGCCGCAGAAACCACGCTAGAAGGCGTCGTCGCGTTCACGCCGGTGCGCGAGGCCATCGCGGCGGCAGCGCTCGGTGGCGCGGACGCTGTCGCGAAGGCCGTCGCCGCGTTTAAGGGCACGCCTGAGCTTGAGCGGCTGATTTACGAGGCGTCGGTAAAGTCGGACCTTGCGGGCCAGATGTTCGTGCGCCTCGTGGAACTCGAGCCGCAGGGCGCGCAGCGGCAGCTCGCGGTCGACCTTAGGCCAGCGTTCCTCAAGATGCCATTCGCAGAAGCGGTGGCCTTCTGGCGCGAGCGCGGAGGCGACCCGGCCATCCTCGAGGAAGTGCTGCGCGCCTACCGTCGCCGCGCTGCATTCGCCACCGACGAGCAGCTTGACGTCATTTCGCGCCGCGCCGTCGAGGAACTGCAACGCACGCTTGAGCAAGGCAATACACTGCGCGATTTCCGGCGTGCGATGGAGGAGCAGCGCATCACGCTCGGCATCGCGCCTGCGGACCCGTCGTATCTCGAGAACGTGTACAGAACCAACGTCGCGAGCGCGTATGGCGCGGGGCGCTGGACGCAGATGAACGACCCCGACGTGCTTGATGCGCGGCCTTATCGGCAGTGGTTGACAGCGCAGGACAATCGTGTGCGCGCGGAGCACGCGCCCATGAATCGCAAGGTCTGGCGCGCTGACGACAGCAGCTTCGCCAATATATCGCCTCCCGCCGGATTTATGTGCAGGTGCGTTGTCACCACACTATCGGAGGAAGAACTCCGCGATGAGGGATTGCAGGTCATCACCAGCATCCCAGCGGGATTCAAGCTGACGCCCGGCTTCGGCGCATCGTCTTTTGTGAGGTCATGATGGCATCTACCGCAACCGCATTTGACGGAAGCCGAAAGCTCGCGCTGCGCGCCACGCTCGGCGCGTTCGCTGACGTCGCCGCTGCGCCCGCGATGAAGTCGCCGCTCCTCGGTGACGCGCAGTGCTCGTGGGTCGAGATGGCCTATGAGAGCGAATGGAACGGGCACCCCGCGGGGCCGTTCGCGTTCAATCGCGAGGTCTTCGCGGATATCAAGCGTCTCTACGACGCCAGCGAACAGCCAGTGCCCGTGCTCTGGGGTCACCCGCGTCACGACATGGGCGTGCCCATCGACGCAGCTGGCTGGATTCAGGCGCTCGAGGTGCGCGACGGCGCGACGGGCTGCGAGCTGTGGGGCTACGTCGAGTGGACCGCGGATGCAGCGAAAAGGATCGCCGCGGGCGCGCAGCGCTTCTGTAGCGTCGTCGTGGACTTCGCGCCGATTGACCGCGCGACTGGCGAGGTCGCTGGCCTTGCGGAGCTATACGAACTCGGCTTGACGCCGTCACCGTTTCTGCCGGGCATGACGCCCATCACTCTCTCCCGCGTCGGGACTCCGTCGCGGAGGTCAACAAGGAGTCTCGCAATGGATCCGAACAAAGTTCTCATGTCGATCGCGACTGCACTCGGCCTCGCCAAAGACGCGTCGCCGGAAAAGATGAAGAAGGCGTTTGACGCACTCGTGGCGCTTGCGGGCGCGATGGCCGAGGAAGCCATGCCCGTCGCGGCTATCACCGAAGAGGTGGTTGACGCCGCGTGCAAGCCGAAGAAGATGGCCGAGCTTGCGCGCATCGCGCGCAGCATCCGCGCGCTGTCCGGCATCGCGCTACAGGACGACGTCGCCATGGTCGAAGAGGCCGTCGCGGAGGGGATGCCCGAGACTGAGGAGCTTGTCGAGGAGGCCAGCGAGGCCGCTGCGACGATGGTGCTCGGCAAGCTCGTGGAAGCCACGGGCATGGACGAGGCGGGCGTGCTTGCGGCCGTCACGGAGAAGCTCGACCAGATCGCAGCGCTCCTCGTCGCTGGCCCCGTGTCGGGCATGACGGCCGACGCCAACGCGCAGCTGTCGCGGACGAGCGTTGAGCTCAGCGCGCACAAGGCGCGTGCGGTCGAGCTTGCCGCCACGGTCAAGACCCTGCAGGCGCAGGTCGCGGAACTGTCGAAGGAGCGCGAGCAGCGCGTCGCCCTCGAGCGCACCGCGCGCATCGACGCCGCGTTCTCGCGCCTGCTCAGCGAGGGCCGCGTCACGGAGGCGCAGCGCGCCGCGTTCGTGACCGCGTCGCAGCAGAGCGAGCAGATCGCGCTCGACATTTACTCAGCGCTCCCCGCGACCGCGCAGCCGCCCACGGGCTCGCTCGTCACTGGCCCGAAGGCCCCGACGAACACCCTCGCGCTGTCGGCGTCGCAAGACCCGATCGCCAAGATTTTTGAGGCTGACGCCAAGGCCGCTGGCCTTCGTGGCGAGGCCGCGAAGAAGCACGTCGCCGTGATGCTGTCGAAGCACGCGGCTCGCAACTCGGGCGCGTGACGCGCGCTGATATCCACGCTCACTCAGGAGATTCATCATGGCTGCACTCACCGCAATGACCGCGCGTCAGACGCGCAACGACGCTCTCGCTTCCTACGCCACGTACACCTGCACGACCGGCACGACCATCTACGAGGGTTCGCTCGTGATGGTGACGCTCGCGACTGGCCTCGCGCTTCCCGGCGCTGACACCACCGGCTGCGCCTTCGTCGGTATCGCCACGAACACGGTCGTTTCCGCTGCGGCGGGTGCGACGATCAACGTCAAGTTCGGTCACGAGGAACTGCTTGGCGCGAACGCGACTCTTGCGGCGCTTGCTGGCGCTGCGTGCGTGATCTTCGACTCGGACCTCGTGACCACGGCTGCCGCCGCGACCAACGACGTCAAGGTCGGCGAGATTGTGCAGCCCGTCAGCACCACCGCTGCGTGGGTCAAGATCCGCTCGGCGGCGACGGTCTGATAGCGCTCTAAGCGCCAACGATTCACAGGAGATTTCAACATGGCTGATTCATCCCACGTTATCAATCAGACCGCGATTGACGCGGCAGCAACGGTCTTCCGCACGATGGCCGACGAGCTCTTCACGTCCTCCGCGGACGAAGGCCTCGTCAACGCGATCTGCGAGACGATCCCCGCGGACGGCGGCACGACCACGTCCATCATCCTCGAGGATTTCCTCGGCAACTGGCTCGAGTTCGCGGGCGCTCGCCAGACCGGCGTGAGCCGCGCTTACCGTCTCAACGTCGCGCTGACGACGTGGGCCGTGCAGCTCAAGGTCCGTCGCCGTGACGCGGAGTACGACCGCACCGGCATCGTCGCGGCGCGCGTGCGGAAGTTCATGAGCGCGGCGCAGTCCTACAAGGACTATGTGCTGCACACCGGCCTGTTCCTCAACAGCGGTGACGGCCCTGTCGGCTACGACGGCGTCAACCTGCTCTCGACCTCGCACCCGAACGGGCCCGCGGGTAACCAGAGCAACAAGACCACGTCGGCGCTCAGCCCGTTGACGTTCGACACGGCGTTCGCGTCGATGACGTCGCTGCAGCGCGAGAACGGCGAGCCGTATCGCATCGTCCCGCGCTACCTCGTCGTCGGCCCGAAGAACCGCCTCGTCGGCAGCGAAATCACGAAGATGGACATTCGTGGTCGCAGCGTCGCCGCAACGGGCCTCGAGGCCGCTGCGTCGGTTGTCGCGAGCGCTGGCGTCAGCAACGCCTACAACGGCCTCGTTGACCTCATCGTCAACCCGCGCCTCGTCGGCACGCAGGACGATTACTGGTATCTGGTTGGCGAGGGCCCCGGCGGGGCGAAGCCGCTCTTCTTCGTGGAGGGCGCGGCTCCCCGCGAGCAGCTCGACATCGACCTCTCGTCGCCCACGGTTATGCAGAACGACGCCTTGACGTTCGGCTTGATCGCGGACGGCCAGTACGCTGCCGGTATGTGGCAGTGCATCTATGGTGGCATTTTGTGATTGATTAGACCTGCCCTCCGTGATACGTTTCGGCGTTATCACGGAGGGTTGGTCATGCTCGCTGAATACAACGGTCAATCACTAAAGAGCGGAGTTTATCTTATTAAGAACACGCAAAATGAGCGTGTTTACATTGGTTCTGCTAAGCGGTTCAAAGAACGATTTTCAGATCACGAGTCAGGTCTTCGTCGTGGCGTTCATCGAAACCGATTTCTTCAAGCAGATTTTGATAAATGCGGCACGGACGCATTTGTGTTCATCGTGCTTGAGGTTGTCGAGGGCGACCGCTATAAACGCCTAGCACGTGAGCAGGCATACATCGCGCAGTGGTTCGACAATGGTAAGCGCTGCTACAATTTGATTCGTGAAGCGGTTAGCCGCGATGGATTTCCAGACCGGCAACCTGACATTGCAAAACAGCGACGGTCTTCTGGATCGAAATCGGCATGGGACGCCAAGACGCCAGAAGCGCGCGCCGTTCATCGCGAGTCGCTGCGCAGGTTCTACGTCGAGCACCCAGAAGCGCGCGCCTCTCTCGCCGCGAAGTCGAAGGCCCATCACGCAGACTCGGTCTACGCCGCGAAGGTGTCGGCTGCTGGTCGCAAGCAGTCGGCCGAGCACATCGCCAAGCGCATCGCTGCACGTCGCGAGGCTGGCACGTACACGTTCAGCGACGAGCATCGCGCGAAGCTTGGCGAGCCTCGCCGCAAGCGATTCCCACCGCTGCTCATCACCGGGCCGGATGGCGCGACGTACACGACGTCGGACCTCCGAGCGTTTGCGTCTGAGCACGGACTGCGTTACCGCAGCTTGTACGAAGGCTACCGCACACGGCGGTCAGCGATTCACGGATGGCGCGTCGAGGATGCGCCGTAGGTCACGTCATGGGTGACGTGCGCTGGTTCGATTCCGGCGCGTGACGCCGCTGCATCCCGCAGCGTCATCAGAGGAGATGAGTCATGGAACTTCAATACGACGCGGTCACGCCCTATGGGCACGTCGCCGCCAACGCTCGACCAGAGGCGCGACTGCTCGTGCGCGTCACCGTGCGCCCCGGCCACATGGGCCAGATGCTCAATGACGGCCGGTCCTACGCGAGCGGCACGCATGAGATTCAGATTTATCGCAGCGACCTCCCGCAGCTGATGAAGCTGCTCGAGACGCGCGAGGCTGAGTACGACGCGTGCAAGACCAACCTCCCGCAGTACGTCGCGGCGTGGGTCGCGGAGACGCGTCGGCCTGAGGGCGAGTGCCCGCTGAGCGCGGAGTCGCAATTCCGCGCGATCACGCTGCGCGACCCGCTGCCGCTGACGAGCGTCGAGGTCGTCGGTGAACTCGACACCATCGAGCTCGAGCACGAGCGCAAGCGGGCAGCCGTCATCGCGCAGACGGCGGCGCAGGCTTCGACGTCGTCCACCACGGACGCGGCGGTGCTCGGCGGCATCGTGGAAGCGCTGGCGAAGATCAACGCGCGACTCGACGCGGCGACGCAGCGGCAGGGGCGCTGACGTGGCTGGGGCGAAGCGCAAGGCCAAGCTTGACGCGGAGGCCGTCCAGAGCGCGCCAGAGGCGCTACAGCGGCCGTTAGCTGTCGGAGAGGTGGTGCGCTTCGTCTCGTTCGCTGGCGTGGTCTGCGAGGCTGTGGTGAAGACCCTCGACGTGGACGGCACCGGCCTCGTGCGATTGCTCGTCACGAAGCCGAGCGGCATGACGTTCGTTACGCTCACGTCTGCGGGTGACGCACCCGGCTATTTCCAGCGCAAGGAGGCGTGACATGGCGTTCCTGACCGACGCGTACATCGAGTCGATGCTGGGCGGCGGCACGCGTGGCCCTGCGCAGTATGCGGCGATCGCCACCGACAGCGGCGCGCGCGCGGCGTATATCGCGAGCGCGGACGCCGTCGTGCTGTCGGCGTGCGCAAAGGGCGGCTACTCGTCGGTGACGCTGTCGCCGCAGGTGCCTAGCAGCGGGCCTGCATTCGAGCTGCTGCGCCTGATGAGCTTCGGTGTCTGGCTTAAGCTCGCGAGCTTCTACGCGCGCGGCGTGACGATTCCTGCGGAGATCGTCGCGACCATCCCTGACCCGTCGAGCATCTATGCGACCGACGGCGTGCGGCTCGACCTCCCCGGCCTGTCGCGCGACCCGCTGGGCGGCGACGGTGGCGCAGACCTCATCAACGGCACCGAGATGGTGTCAAGCGAGCGCATCTTCTCAACTCGCAGCCTGATTCTCTTCTGATGGCTGTCAGCTATCCACCCGGCAGGTCGCCCGCGGACTTGCATCGCAAAATCACGGCGATGGCTGCGCGCACGCAGGACATGACGCCCGCGATGAAGGTCGGCGCGGAAGCGGTGAAGCGGCTTATCACGAAGCCCTACAACGACTTTGTTTCGCCCGGTGGCGTGCCGTGGAAGCTGCCGCTTGCGCCGTCAACCATCGAGAAACGCCGCAAGAAATCTGCGACCCCGCTCACTGACAGCGGTGACCTCAAGCGCAGCACGAACACCGCAAGCGGCGCGCGCAGCATCTTCTTCTTTGCGACTGCGAAATACGCGGGATTTCAGCAGTTCGGGACAAAGAAGAAAAATGGCCAAGTGCATATTCCAGCGCGCCCGTTCCTGCCTATCACGCGTGACGGCGAGCTGGTCCAGACTGGCCAAGCGGGCGTCGTGTTCGGCCGCATCTTCCGCAGCGTCGGCAACTACATCGTGAATGGGAAGGTGGTCTGA